CTTCCCCATCTCGTCCCGGTGCTCGGTGACGAATGCCTTGATCTCCCGCTCCAGCCGGGCCTGGGCGTCCTTGATGGGCTTGCTCTGCTCCTCGGCCACCTTCTGGGCCCCGATGATCTGCTTCTGCATATCGCTCTCGATGTCGCCCAGCGCGATCTGGGCCTCCGCGATCTGACGGAGGGCGTCGTTCACGTCCTCCCAGGATTTGAGGGTCGGCTCCTCAATGACTCGCTTTCTTGCCATGTCTAAGCTCCTTTCGGTTATATGCCCGCGCCGGTCGGCGTCAGGGGTACAAAATATACTGCTCCGTGAAGATCATGTAGAGCCCCAGGGGGAGGAGCAGCACTGCGGCGGTGGCGTCCTGGTCAATGGGGGTCGCCCCGGTCGCGGCCAGAAGTAGGATGAGCCAGGAGAGAACCACCAGGGCCGCGCCCATGTGCCGCTGCTTTCTCATTTTCATTGTCCCGGCCCCCTGTCGTCAGAGCATCATCATGGAGGACGCTTGCTCGATGATCTTCACGGTGACCGTGTCCTCGCCCTGCTCGGCCAGGATGCGCCCCACGTTGGAGAGGGTGCGGTCGAGGAGGCGGAAACAGCCCGTCCGCATATTACACGCCCGCTCCTTCAGCTCCAGCAGGGCGTCCGGGGTGATGTTGAAGTCCTCCAGGTAGCCCTCCACTTCGGAGGGGGCCAGCCCCCGGAGCGAGGCGTAGAAGTCGACCCGGTTCGCCATTCGTGCGAGGTAGGTCTTGATCTGGGCCTCCAGCTTCGGCTCGCCCGCGATCACCAGCCCCACGTCGCTCTGGTCGAAGATCGCTCGTAGTATCTCCATCTTCTTCTGGGTGTACTTGCTTACCAGCTTGTCCGCCTCGTCGATGATGAGGAGGTAGCCCCGGTTGGTGTTGAAGAACTCCCGGATGCCGTTGACCCTGCGCCAGATCGTGCCGTAGCCGTTGGGGAGCCCGATGCTCCGCTCGATCGCCTCCACCAAGTCCCGGCTGCTCATGGTGTCGTCGCACTCGATGTAGGCGACCCGGGGGAGCTTGGCGTACTCCCGGAGGGCGTAGGTCTTGCCGTAGCCGCTGCGGGCCACCACGATGCCCAGCCCGATATACTCCTGGCTGCTCTGGCACACGCCCAGGACGGCCTTGGCGTCCCGGCTCTCGTAGAAGCGGGGCTTCTGCCCGCCCTTCTGTCCCGGCTCCGGGGGCGGCGGGAGCTCCACCTCCTCCCCGGTCTGGCCCGCCAGGAATGCGGCGAGCTTGGCCTCTATGCCCGTGGGGTCGCTGTCGTACTTGCCAGCCAGATACCGGGAAACGGTGACCCGGCTGTAACCGATCTCCTTGGCGATCGCGGCGATGCTGGTGCGCTGGGCCACGATGTAGCCGTTGATCTTCGCGGCGAGGCTCTGGGCCCCGGTGTAGGTGGTGGTGCGCTCTGCTGCTGTGACTTCCATGATGTTCCTCCTATTCGTTTATGGCCCTCAGTCTGGCAAGGGCGTCCCCGGCCTTCGACGCCAGGAACTCGTCCCCGGCCCCGCTGCGTTTCTTCCTGCTCTGGGCGGCGACCTCGCCGCGATACTCCTTGTCTGTCGGGAGGGAGATAATCTTGCTGCTGGGCGCGTGGCCGATCATCAGGTCGAGCTTGCCCACGGCGTCGGAGGGTCGGCCCTGTTCGATGCGTACCTCGTAAGGTGTGGTGAAGTCCTCCAGGGCCTCCACGCTCTCCCGGTACTGCCGCTTCTGGTCGCGCATGAGCTTCTCCAGTGCTGCCTGGGAGCACTTTTCGCCGAAGCCCAGCACCTCGGCGGAGACCGCCTCGCATATCTTGTGGCCCTCCAAGTCGTAGACGTAGAGCTTGGAAACGTCGTCGATGTCCCACTTGATCTTGACCTTCTTGTCCTTCCAGAAGCAGAGCTCGTAGTCAGTGTAGAGGACTCCGAACTTGGTGATGCCCTGGTTGGTCACACGGGCCGTGTCCGCCTTCATGAGCAGCATCGCCGCATACTCCCTGGGCGGTGCCGCCTTTTCATAGCGGGGGCCGTGGGCGAACAGCTCGCCCGGGGTGACCCACTTCTCCTTGGCGTCCGTCAGGCCCCGGTGCTTCCGGGTGCGGTAGTGCAGCTCCTTCCACTCCGTCCAGACCTCATAGAACTCCTCCATGGTCAGCAGCTCCCCGCGCTCCAGCATACCCTCCACGTCCTTGTGCCGCTTGGCGTCGGTCTTGGAGCCGGTGAGGGTACCGGTGTATGAGGCGAACCACTTGGAGAACCGGGAGCAGACCGTTCCGAATAACCGCTCCACTGCCTTGACCCATGCCTGATAAGGGAGTGCCCGGTCGACGCCCAGGATGCCGATGCTCTGATAGAAGCCCACGGTCTCGGCGTCGAAGTCGAAGTCGATGTTCCGCTTCTTCCGGCTCTGGCCGGTGAGCTCCTGCTTGGTGTAGTCCTTGCCGTTGTCGATGAGCAGCCGCTTCGGGACGCCCGCCGTGTAGATCGTTTTCACCAGGGACTCCTTCAGGGTGTCGCCGTTGGCCTTCACGCAGATCACGTCGCCCAGGATGTCCCGGCTCCGCATATCCATCCAGGCCACCAATACCGGGCGGACGGCCTTGACCTTGCCATTGGGGGCGGTGTACTGTACCCAGAGGTCGAAGGTGTGCTCGTCGCCCACCAGGAGCTCCATGACCTCCAGGGTGGTGGCGTCCCGCTTGCCCTTGAGCATCATCTTGTTCCGCCACTCTCGCGTCCCGTTGGCTGCGAGGAAATGGGCCGAGGCTGCGCCCCTGGTACTCATGAGGTAGTTGATATACCGTCCCACGGTCTTGGTGGAGGGGTAGTCCTGCCAGCCGCGCTCCCGGGCGATCTCCTCAAACTTCTCGTAGAGCATCTCCCGTGTGCCCAGGTTGGAGGCGAACTGCTTGTCGAACCAGATATTCTCAATGATCGCCCGCTGCTCCGGGGTCAGGCTGGGGAAGGTGTCCGCCTCCTTCGGCTTCCGGCAGAGGGCCAGGGCCCGGAAGTAGTCCCGGCACTGCCCGTCTTCCCGTTCCAGCTTCAGGGCCCAGGCGTTGGCCTCCAGCACCTGTGTCTGGTAGCGGTAGAAGCTCTGCGGGCTGACGCCCAGCCCCACGGCAAGCCGGGCGGCGAGGTCGGTGCGCTTCTCCGGCCCGGCGTAGTCAATGAACTCCTGCACCACCCGGGCCGCTTCGACGGCCTCGTAGTACGCCTTCTTGTGGCCGTCTATGTAGTGATTGAGGTCGGCGGTCACATACCAGGGAGCCGCCTCCGTTGCTCTGCGGTCTATGATTACATCCCTCCCGTCTACTTTCTGGGTGGCCCGCCACGCCTTCCGCGCCTTAGCCGTCAGGGAGGCGACGGAGATCAATACCTGATCTTTGCCGCCGCCCTCGCGGGCCTGGGTCTTGGTGTCGTACTGATTAGGGGCTCGCTTCATACGCTGGACGAGGGTGTTGTACTTGATGCCCTCAAAGGCTGCGGCCTCCTCCAGCGTGATATATGCGTCCTGCACTGCCGTCCCTCCCTTCTGCTGTTATGCGGCCATCGCCTTCTCCACCTTCCGGGGGTCGAGGGCGAGGGCGGCGACGATCGCCGGGATGTGCTTTCCCCCGGGGCGCGTCCCGTGTAGGATACGGCTCAGGTGCTGCGGCGATGTGCCGATCTGACCGGCCAGCTCCGTCTTGGTCATGTCCTGGTCAACCAGGGCCTTGACCACCAGCTTGCCGAAGGGGGTGAGGGTGTTGCTGCTCTTCATCGCCGTCCTCCTTTCTGCGATGTGGGTCTTAGAACTACTTCCAGGCGATTTTGAGTGCCCAGCCCAGCGAGAGGCTGGTGCCGATGACCGCCGACGCCTGGGTGATGGGGTCTGGAGCTCCGACTGTGATAAACACGGCGGCGATGCCCAGCGTGGCCAGCGACGCCAGCCCGAAGATCAGGGCCATATCGCGGAGCCGGAGGGCCTTGCGCTTCACCGCCTCCCCCCGCGCCCTGGCGATCTCCCGCTCCAGGGCTCCGAGGATGACGCCCATGCTCTGGGCGAGCTCGGTGGCAGCTTCAAACTCCGCCTCGTGGCCCGGGAGGGCCCGGAGGGGGTTGTGCGGGTCACCATGCTCCTCCCGCTTCTGCCGGAGGGCGGCGAGCCGGGCGTTCCGCGCCCACCACCATGCCGCCTCAAGTTTCTGGGTCTTTTCCATGCTGCGCTCCTTTCCTTTTCCTCCCGGGCCCGTTATAATGTGAAGTGGGGGATAAGCCCGGGAGGAGGTGATGATTGTGCTTGATGCTGAGAAATTCAGTCGGGAGTTGTATGAGAGCTTCCTTGCTGCCCATCCCGCCCTGAAGCAAGACGATTCTGAACTGGCGAAGCTGGTGCAGGTCATAGCTGACGTGGCGACCGCCGCCGTTGTCAAATATGATCGTGAGGCTTCCCGGTGATGTAGTCGTCCGCTTCCTTGAGGAGCTGCTCCAGTCTTGCGAGCTCCTCTGCCTCGCTCTGGGTCGCCCGTTGGCTGGGCGACCCTTTTCTTTCGGCCACATAGACGTCCAGCTCTTGGAGCAGCTTTCTCAAGCGGGTTAAATCGAGGGGGGCGACCGGCTGTTCAGGGGACTCCGTTTTCTCGGGGGGGTTGCCGGTAGTGAGCCATGCCAGCCAGCACTCCCTGCAGGAGAGCTTGTCGCAGTGTTCGGGGGTGACGGGCGGGCAGTGTTCCGCGATGATGTCTGCGATCTGCTCCGCTGTGGTGCCGGGGGCTCTGATGATCTCCAGGCCGGTCATTTCTGCATCCCCTCCTTGTACTGTTGGACGGCGTGGTTCTTACTGTACATCTCCCAGAGCTCCCCGAGCCTGTCCATGAGGGCCGACCGCAGGGCCAAGGCCGGTGAGGTATTCCCCTCCATCATTCCCAGGGCGGCGTCCAGCTCTCTGGCCATGTTGAAGATGTTAAGGTAAACCTTGCAATCGTTCTCCGGGCACTCCTCGACGAGCGCGAGCCCCAGGGCGT